CACAGAAGTACAGCACTGCGATACCTACTGCCACGATGAGCAGGCCTGTGCTGAGGAAGCCTGCGATGGCCCAGCTGTCCGTTCCTGTGGTGGGTAGCACTGATGGCGACACTGACACGCTGGCTGTGGTTGCTGGTGCTGGCTGTGTCGGAGCAATGCTGGGTGGCCCGTGTGGTGCCACTGTCGGGACGATGATGGCAGTGGGACTGATCGTGGGTACTGGCTCATGGTTCATGGTGTTGTTCCTTCCTGGTGTTCCTCTATGGGTGCAGTGCAGGGGACTTCTCCATGTTGGAGGGTCGGGCACATGTCACGGATGGTCCCCTGCACTGCTGTAGGGACTCGCCTTGTGTCCCCACTGTGACCAACCATGGTCGGTGACTATGGCAGATGCGCTTCGCATGGTTGGTCACGTCTTCTATTCTCTCGGACGGGCGAACCTCGGCATGCCGTTGTCCTGGTTCCACAACAGAGCCTCTGTGCCTGTGTGTGCGTTATGGAGGTTGAACGTCTTGATGGTGTAGGCCAGGATCTCATGGTCGGGGTACTTGTTCTGTCTGATGGCATTGGTCCTCATGATGCGTCGCAGTGAGGTACGTGGGTCTTCGTCTTCGAGCTGCTCGCAGCACAGGCTCTTCATGAACGCTTCTATCGAGTCCCATGTGTGTCCATGGTCGGTGGCGAGGTAGCAGAACGCTGCGACAGGGGACACGGGCATGCGTCCGCAGTGGAACGCTTCTATGCCGAGTTTGATGGCTCTGAGGGTCCGTTTGGAGTGCTCGTAGTAGTGCTTCGCTATGGCTGCTGGGTCAACGGTGGCATCAGGCCAGTTCTTCGGCTGGACCCTACGTCGGTAGAGCAGTACGAGTCTGATGACCCTGTTGGCGAGTTGTCTGTGTGTGGTGCTCTGCATCGTGGTTCCGTGGCTTCCTGGCTGTGTGCGTCACCTGCTACGAGGGGTCACCGTTACCAGTAACGAACAATTGGCTCCGATGGTGATGGGGAACAATGTCGAAGTTTGTGGATAACCATCGTAGGTTGTACCGGGTCCTCGGGGATGTGGGAATCATCTTCATGTACTGCATGCTGTTGGCTCTGTTCTGCGCTGGTGTGCTCATGGGTCTGCGATTGCTCTGCGGATGACATAAGCCTTGACCAATGGCATGACCATCTCCACGGTGGTAGTGGCGTACCACTGTCCGGGGTCACCTTTGCGGGGTCTCTTGTGGAGCAGCAGACCTGTCCCCCATGCCGATCGCTGTTTGGCCATGTCCTGCATCTCGTCCACTGCTGTTGCCAGTGCGATACGTGCATGGTTCTTGATGGACAGCACCATGGGTAGCCCTATGAGGTCCCCGAGGTCTGCGCTCTTCCTGCTCGTGGTCCGTGGTCGCCAGACTATGAAACCCTGGTCGTTGATGTACTGCTCTAGTGCGTGCTCTGCTGCGTACCCTTTGACAGACTCGTAGCTCATGAGCAGACCACAGCTTTCATGAGTGCAGTGGATGCCTTGACGTAGAGGGACAGCTCCAGCATGGCCACGACAGGCCCCTTCTCTGTGCGTATGAGTAGTGCCACGGAGGATGGTTGGTCGCCGGTCATCTTGACCAGTCCTAGTCTCTCCACTGTCCCAAAGGGAGGGTCAACAACGTCCGTCCATGGTTCCTCCAGCAGGTCAGTGGTCACTGTCACTCTGTCCATTGTGTGTCGTCCTCTTCGTCGATGGGGAACAGTGTCTGTTGTCCTGCTGGTTGGCGGTTGAGCCAGAGCATCTCCATACGGGGTTGTCTGGTCCCATTGCCTTGTACCGTCCAATAGGGGAGCTTGACTGTCCACCAGTCCTTGTACAGATCGCTGTAGAGCGGGCCAGGGTAGCCAGACAGGACGATGACTGACTGTGCCTTGTGTGCTGCCTCTGCTAGCTCTGTGTGGTCTGCGTCTGACATCTCATGGGCGTAGTAGTCCTTTGTGGAACTGGTGCGTGTGCCATGGACGTATGGCGGGTCCATGTATATGAGGATGTCGTCGTGGCGACCATAGGTCTGGATGACCTCCAGTGCTGGTTTGTGTTCCACGTAGACGTTGCAGAGTCTCTCCGCTGCGGCGTACATGCGGTTAGTGAACTCTGTCATCTCCCCGGAGTGGGAGCGATCGGTGTTCATGGGGTGTCGCCAGGTCCCACGTCTGCCTGATGGTCTGGCCATGCGACCCTGTGCGAGTCGGACGAAGAACCTGCGTGCCCTCTCCACATCAGACAGAGCGTCTATTGGTTCCCATGACTCGTAGAACTCCGTCCTGCTGTAGGGGGTCAGTCGACAGGCCTGTATCAGTTCCTGTGGTCTGTCCCGGAGCACTCGCCAAAAGTTGACCACGTTGCCGTCCAGGTCGTTGACTGTCTCCACTGAGGATGGCCGTTTGGCGAACAGCAGTGACAACCCTCCGGCGAACGCTTCCACGTAGTGCGTGTGTGGTGGCAGGTACGAGGCTATCTGTGGCGAGAGGTTGACTTTCGACCCGAAGTAGGGGATGGGTGGCAAAACTCTCTCAGTCATCGGAACTGTGCTAACAGGATGATGAACAGGATGACTGCGATCAGGATGGATGCAATGACACTCATGACCAGTGATGTGTTCACTCTGTCTGCGAGGTCGTAGGTGTCGGCGTGGATGGCATTGAGTTTGTTCTCTGCCTGTTCCGTCCAGTCCAGCAGGTTCTGCACCAGTGCTAGACATGTGTCGATGGTCTCTGGTTGCTGGTCCACTGGTGTGGCCATAGTGGTCCCCCGTTGTCTCATGTGGCTGGTGATGCGCAGGTGTCGCAGAGTGGTCTGCCTTGTGGCCCGTACCTGCGGATGGCAGTGCCACATCCTGCGCATCGTCCGACGAAATCACTCCCCAGATGGCCTAGGAACCTCTGGACTGCTCCACTGCATACCCACTTGAGGGTTACGGTGGCTGACCTGTCTGCGAGGCTCTGGGGCTGTTCTTCGATGACATCAACAGGTCCGAGTGCCCTGACCACTGCTCTGAGTGCGGTGCCGTAGTCCTGTTCTCCGTCACGCTCGTAGATGTCCCTGGCATGGTCGAGACATATACCTTTGTCTGTCCATAATTGACTCTCCAATGACCACAGTGACCATTCCCCGCACCTTTTGCATTTGCGTGGAGAGTGCAACAAGACTAGGTAGTCAGTGGCCATTGTCTGCACCATAGGAACGTGGGTCGTGTGCAATGCAGCGATAGACCCACCATGGCTTGTGGAATCCAAGAACGTCAGTGGTTGTGCCGCAGACAGAGCATGTGCGTGGACACTGTTCGAGTGCCTCAGAACGTTCCTGGTCGGTAAGGGTAGCCTCACTGTCCAAAGTGCCACTTGCCCCACTTGACCATTTGCCCTCGCCACTTGTGGCCCTATCTAGGGGGTCATCTACTGTGGGCAAATGGTCAAGTGGCAGTTCTGGCTCCTCTGGAGCAGTTGAGAACTCTTCACGTAGTGCCCATTGGACAGACCTCAGACCATCGGACCCTGTGACTTTCTTGAGCCCCGCATCCGCTCTGGCCCGACGTAGGGAGTGCTCCGTGAAACCGTCCTCTTTGCCTGTCCTGACTATCTCTTTCCACGCCATTGGACCCTCTACCAACAGGTCACGCAAGAAGTCAATCTCGTACTGTCGGACACGACTATTCGAATTGTCATCCTCGTCCATTTCGGAGAAGAACTTCCGTGGTCCGTCGAGTGCCTGTTGAGCAGTGGTCTCCGTGGCTCCCCTCCACATGAGGTATGGCACTTCGTCCTCTGTCGACTCGATGGAGTAGCGCAGGCTGGGTGGCATGTGGGACAGGTTGGTCTTGACGCATGCCAGGACTCTGACCTGTGGCTCCTCCGGGTCCTTCGCCACGACGAAACCAGCCCTGGCAGCTCCACCGAAAGCTATCGATCCGTTGCCTCGGTAGATGGCTTTGGTGCCTTGTGAGCCCTTGTTCAGGTGTCTGACAGCCACCACAGCACTCCTGGTGCGTACTGCCAGGCTCTTGAGTGGGTAGAGTGCCTGTCTGACCTGCATGTCGTTGTGCGTGTCCACGGAGGACGACAGGAACGCTGCCAGAGGGTCGAAGATGATGATCCTGGCTCCTACCTCCAGTGCCCTTCTCTCCAGTGCTGCCAGGTCTGCGGCGAACGTGAATGGCTGGTCTGGTGTGGACCCATGTGGGAACAACGTCACATAGTCGAGCTTCGCTCCCGCAGCGATCAGTCTGGGAACGATGGTGTCCTCCGGGTCGTCCTCTGCTGACACCATGAACACAGGCCATGGACCCTCATGGTTGAATCCGTCTGGCATGGGTGCACCTGATGACCACCTGGCTGCCAGGTCCACAGTGAGCACCGACTTACCATCACCAGGGTCACCCTCCACGATGGAGAGCTTCCCTATAGCCATGTAGTTGTGCCACGCCCACTCCACTCTGCGTGTCCGGACGTTCGATGCCACGTACGCTGCCAGGTCATCGGTCTCTGACAATGGGTCCAGATGGTCCAGTGTGTACCCAGCATCAAGCAGGTCTGAGACATCCTTCCCATGCCTCGGCACACACAGGTTCACAGTCAACGCATACGGTTTCAGCGTGGATGCCACATGCCTGGCATGCATCCGTCCAGGAACGTCGTTGTCCGCGATGATGACACTGTGGACCCCGTGGAGCTGCTCCGCATAGTGGGCCAGCCATGACCCTGCACCAGACACGTTGGTGGTGGCTATGAGTCCCATGGATATGAGTCTGTCTGCGCACTTCTCACCTTCGACCACGTAGACAGTGGCACCAGCAGAGCGGGCCCAATCGAGTGCGGGTAGTTGGTAGAGGACTCGCTCTGCTGGTACCGGTAACTGGCCACGGACCCGGAACGTCTTCGGGTTGGTCCAACGCTCCACTTCGTACGCTGTCGACCCATCGGCGTGCACGTACCTATAGACAGCGACGACCTTCGGTTTACCCATCAGGTCCGTAGTGGACAGTCCTAGTGCTGTGAGGACGGATGATGTCTCACATCCTGCATGGCAGTGGACGACGATGGGCTGGTTCTTGCCTGCATTGACCATGAGACTTGACACGTGGTCACTGTGTGCCGGACACCTGGCAGAGAAACCACTAGGGAGACTCTTGACTGACTCCAGCCTGTTGAGGAAGTCTTGCAGGTCCATCATCGCCACATCCGTCCTAGCTGGTGTAGACGTCTGCGATCAGGTCTGCGATGGCCCTCGTCCTGCTCTTCGTGGTGCCTCTCTGGAGTATCTGCGCTGATGCGAGTAGGCCTCTGGTGCCGTTACGGATGGACGACAGAGCCTCTGACAGTTCCTGTGTGTCCACAGTGTCGCCGTACTGCATGAGGAACAGCGCTGTACCTTCGATGATGTCCCCACGCAGGTTGGCTGGTGTCCTGCCCCATGCGTTGGTGACTGTCTCCAGTGTGCGTTGCAACAGTTTCGGGGACATGGCCCAGATCCTGTCCAGTGTGCTCACACAGGTGATCGAGCCATCTTGTTTGTCGTTGCGCACTTCAAGTCCGTAGCAGGCGCATATCTCTGCGACCATGACTGCCACGGGGTCTCTCTGTTCCACTCGTTTCTGGAACACAGTGGTGGCTGACTCTGTGATCCTGGCCTCTGGTGGTACTGGTGTGGACTGGTGCAATAGGTTCTGCTCTGATGCGTAGTTGAACAGGTGGTCAGCCAGTTCCGCTGCGAGCCTCTCTAGTTCTTTCGCTGTGCGGATGAGGTCTTCTAGTGTGGACATGTCAGTACCCTGCCTCTTCCTCGGTGGCTGGTTCTGCGGGGTCAGTCAGGGTCTGCATGGTGGCATTGGGTTTGGCCGGTTCCTCTTTGGGTGGTGTCCACTGTGGCGATGCCTGTGGTGCTGGTGACTGCCTGATGCCCTGTTGTGCCAGGTCTGCGCATGCCCGGTTGAAGTGTTTGACGGCATCCATGCGTAGCTGGTCGAAACGCAGTGCGTTGGCTGCTATCCAGTTGTTCGCCAGTTCCGCGTCATAGCTGGACCCTGGTTCGAAGGTGTACGCATTGCCGTTCTTGGTGATCCTGCACAGCACTGCGGAGCCTGGCTGTTTGTCTTGGAACTGTGAGGTCTGTCGCTGTCCCCAGAGGATTGCATCCTCGTAGACCTTCCCTGCTGTGCGTCCGGTCAGCATGACCACAGTGACCCGTGCTGCTGGACTGGTGAACTTCTCTGTGGCGAGGGTCTCGTGGTAGCCGCCAATGAGGAATATGGCCACGTCCCCGATGAACTCTGCGACCTTGAACACTGCTGGTGGGTCTGGCTGCTGGAGTGGGTAGCTCATGTGTGGTCCTTCCCCGGACATGCGTGGTCCAGTTCTGTGGATTGTGGGTTGTGGTATGCGCAGTAGGCACACAGCGCTGATGGTGTGGCCTGCACTTCGTGTGGTGCCTTGAGTCGCATCTGTGCGAGCTTCTCTATGGCTGTGTCCGCTGCCTGTTGTTCGTATGTGGACAGCCATACGTAGATGTCTTCTAGCGTCGAGTCGACAGGTAGGTACACGAGTGCCACTTTGCGGACTGTCTCACCTTGTGTGACCAGTGCTGCTGCGTAGGCCTGCAACTGGATGATGTATGAGCCTGGTGGCCCGTGGTAACGGATCTGTGTGATCTTCGCTTTGGTGGTGGACTTCCAATCGATGAGAGTGCCAGAGAACCTGTCCAACAGGTCCAACGTCCCTGGTGTGCCTCTGTAGGCAACGTCTGTCTCTACCAGGAAACGTCCAGCGCCTGCGTCCAACCGTCTGAACAGCTCCGCCAGTGCCAGGTGCAGGCCTGTCCCCACCAGTGCTCTCAGAGGGTCTGTGAGGTTGCTGGGACAGGTTGCGTTCTCCCTGTAGGACAGCTCCCTGTCACAGGTCCCACCTAGCTGTGAGATACCGATGGTGGTCTGCCTGCTCCTGCGTGACGTGGTTGCACCCAGTTGGATGAGTGAGGCCAGTGTGATTTGCAGTGCGTAGGCCTCTGCGTCCAATGGCTTCGCATGTGGTTGGTCTGGTTCCTGCAACACAGGTGTGGTCACTGTGTCGATGGTGCGCAGGTTGAGGTTCTTGCTCATGTGTCTGACATGCAGCGATGGCGGCGGTACTTGTCCACTGGCAGTGTCCCCACAACGTCCTCCAGCACCAACCCATCCTCTGTCTCGTAGTAGTAGCTACCTCGGATAGTGGGGTTGGCATCGAGCATGACCGTTACCTCAGTGACGATGTACGCCTTACGGGTCAGTGCGTCGCATCGCAGGCATGGCTGTGCACCAGTGGGTTGGATGCGCTTACGACCATCAGTGAGGTAGGGATTCATGGTTTTACCTCCCGGATGTAGTACGCAGTCGACAGGCGTAGGAACCTCCGGTAGAGGAATGGCTCCTCATGTCTGATGCGTTCCGTGTCAATGATCTCCCTGTCGGACACCACGAGTCGACAGACAGGTTTGTCGTCCACAGTCCCTGTGTCTGCGTCATGGAGTCGGAAGAAAGCCAGTAGTTCGTCGCGCGCTTTCCTGCGTGTGGCTTTGGCTTCCAGCTCTGCCTGTGAGGCCTCTAGGTACGTGGTGAGTGCCTGTTGCGCATAGTCGTCCAACGGTATGAGTGTCCCCATGTCTTTCTCCCCGTGTGGTGCGTTGGTCAGGGACATGGGTTTACCCGCTGCTGTGTGGCTATGCAACGCTCATGTTTGTGACAGGCAATAGCCATTGGTGCTGGTGTCTATTGGTGTGACAGAGCCTGCTGTTGCGAGTTGTTCGCACATTCTTCCGGGAGCCTTTTGGCTTCAACCGTAGAGGGTCTGTCCACATCAGACTGGAGCGATGCGGCATGGATGGTCATCGCATCGACGAAGTTTAGGAACGGTGGGACCTCAGTACGCCAGACTGACCACGGAGCTGAGCCATCGATGGAAGGTGACCCCATCGGGGGACGCGGTTGGTCCCACCGTTCGCTCTGCATAACGAGAAGGTCACGGCCAGGACTCGCCAGTGTCACGGGAACGCTTCGACCTGACAACGATTCAGGGAGGTTCTGTCCGTGTCTGTCCCTGTATAGCGTGTACTGCCTAAGTCCTAGTTTCCGTTCGAACCATAGGATCTAGGCAGTACAGGAACCACACACAGGAAGCAGGCACACATGGACCCACTGGAGCAGTACCTAACACTGGTCAACAGCACATGGAGCACCAGGGACCTGGCAGCTATGGCTCTGGTCTGGTTCGACAGGCAGACAGGTCGCATTCCTATCTGGCAGTGCATCGCTGGCACTGAGGAACTGGCCAGGGACTTCTACGCCAACCAGCCAGAGGCTCTGGTGAGGGAACTTGCTGCTGATGCTCTGGTGTCTGCTGGTTGGACCCTGGCACATATCAATGCGAAGAGGAGTTGAGTCGAGAAGTGAAGGAATTTACCGTCCGTGACGGTCTGGCCTGGCTCGGCATCACCATGGCCGACTACGAGAAGTCCATGGAGATCCTCAGAGGCAGACATGGCAACCCCATCAACTCCGCACTACTGGACGCGCGCAAAGCGCAGGGAACTGACACCACTGCTGCGCAGGTACTGGCCCGTTATGGCATCGACCCCACTGACCCACTCGCAGCGGTACGCACATTCGACAAGTCACGTTCCAGTTTCGACAGCTAGACCATTGACCACACAGGAGTTGAGCATGACCCAACCAGAACCTCAGAAGTCATGGCTGACAGAGGCCTGTGTCATTGCAGGCATAGCCATGTTCGTCATCTTCCTGGTCGTCCGCAGCATCGTCCCTACGCCAGGTTGCGACCAGTGGCAGCGAAGGTATGACGCAGCACTCATCAACATGGCCATCTCCACGGACAGCCAGACCACCACAGCAGTGGAACAACTCCAGAACTCTCGTCCGGAAGGTTGCCACTGACCATGGCCAAACCACCTCGTCCCTCTGATGACATCGACTATGGGTCAGAGATACAGCAACTGGTCGCAGCGTTGCGCCTGCGTGATGCTGACCCTGCGTTTGCGGATGCACCTGTCATCGACGTCTACGCCCGTATATCCAAAGTCACGGACGCACATGACTCGGAGAAGGTCCCCCGCCAGTTGGTGGAATGCCTACGCAACCTCATGGGACGCACAGCCAGACTCGGAGAGATGTTCTCTGACGCAGGTAAGTCAGCGTGGAAGATCGAAGGTAAGAGGCCGGAGTTTGACAGACTCATGACCCGTATCGCCAAAGGCAGGAACAATGGTGTCCTCTGCTGGCACATCGACAGGTTGTCCCGTCAACCATGGGACATGGAGCAGATGATCCGTCTGGTGGAGTTGCGTAAGGCCACGACGAATGACAGGTACGTGTTCGCCAGTTGCCATGGTGACCACCTGCTCTCCAACCTGCTAGAGCTACGCATCAAGATGGCTTTCTCTGCGGAGGAGTCACGCAGGAAGTCAGAGCGGATCCGCAACCTGAACGCTCACCGACGTGCTGCTGGCATCGTCAAAGGTGGCCCCAGTCCTTTTGGTCACAGGTACGTGGACGACACACACATCAGCGACGCGCAACTGGACGCGGAACGCATGGCTATCAAATGGGGCATCGAGACCATCAGCGCTGGACGTTCGCTGGGTGCAGTCGCTAGGGAGTGGGAACGGAGAGCACTCACCACGAGGGCAGGTAAGACGTTCAACGCTCTCAACGTCCGGGCAGTCCTGATGCATGCACGTCATGGTGGCCTGTTGGAACATGATGGGAAGATCCTTCGTTCCATGTCGAACGTCGATGCCATCGTGAGTGAGGAGACTTACAGGCTGATGCGGAAAGTGTTCGAGGGTCGTAAGCGAGGTAGGCAACCTGCTGAGGCTGTGCACTACCTGTCCGGCTGGGTCCACTGTGACGAATGTGGTGGGCCCATGGTCGGGTCAACCTCGCCAGGGACGTACTCCGATGGCACACAGCGCAGGCAGTACCGGTGCACCCCTCGTGGTTGTTCGAACGTGTCCGTGGATGCCAGAGCAGCGGAGCACTACGCAGCACTGCATGTGGTCAAGGAACTGTCGGACCCCCGGAACACTGTCCTGATCGCTGCTCGTTCCTCCGCTCTGGCAGAGATGGACAGGAGGATCTCCCAGTTGGAGCGGATCCGTTCGACCCTCCACGACAAGGCCATGGCCAACATCGACTCGTATGACTTCTACGCGGAGAAGGTGGAGGAGACAGAGAAGATGCTGGCCCCACTCTGGCAGGAGCGCAGGGAGTTGGCTCTGGCTGGTGCCATGCAGTCATCGACTGTTCAGGATGTGGAGTCCGTGGCGCAGAACTGGAGCGACGCGGACCCTGCACAGCGGAGGGTCATGGTGGAGCAGGCCATGCCTGATGGTTTCTGGGTGGCGAAGGTGGGTCGCACTCGCAGGCTCCGTGGAGATGACATCCTGGTGCGCTTCGGGAGGACAAGAGGTGAGGCCACGTCGCGTCTGTGCTGACTAGGCTGGCTGGTGGAGCGGATGAGTCTATGAGGGGTGGACTCATCCGCTCCTTCATGTCTGGGTGGCCTCGGAAACCCTCCCCAGATCCACGGAGAGCGCACAGAATGGCTTGTGGGTAGTTGGGGAAGGGTCCGGTGGGTTGTGTGCGTGGAGACAGGGAGACTGGACGCTGGCGACATGATCAGGATCAGGGAGTTGATGACTGAGGAGCCTGCCCGTGAGCTGTCTGACAGACAGGCCACGGCTATAGCAACAGTGTTCGATGAACTGGCATACCGGAGGAGTCGCACAACCAGTCCGATGCGCAGGGCTGCGTAGCCACTAGCGTCCACACACAGAAGAACCACAGTGGTGCCAGTCCTTTGGTCGAGGGATGGACAAGGCCTACTGTGGTTCTTCGTATGTGCTCACTTCGATGGTTTACGTACCTCCAGCACAGGGGCATGCCCGGCGACCCATGCACTACCCGACCAGTACGAGTCCAGTCCGTCCGCAGTGGTCACGTAGGTCCCGACTGGCCAGATGGTTGTCGGGGTGGCTGTGATGCCTGTGAGTGCTGCCCGGTTGGCTGGTGTCTGTGCGCCTGCTGGTGTGAAGGTCCCTGGTGTGCCCACGCTGGCCCCAGTGGCAGGGATCAAATCGTCATAGCCACCGTTCACTGTGTCCGCGACCTGTCTGGGTCTGGCTGTCTGTTGTGCTGCTGTGCCTGCTCCTGCGAGCAAGTGTTGCGGGTCTGGTGAGAACGTGACTCCCATGACTGTCTCCTATGTCCTCGTGGGTCCACTTAGCTGGGTCCGCTGTACGTGATCATCCAGCGGGACGAGTCGCTGTCGAGGTTCACCGGGGCGCCGCTGTTCTGGTAGGCGACCACCTGCACGTTGTCCGTGGTGCCGTTCATGGGAGCGACCACCTGGCAGGTGACCGTGGAAGGGGCTGCGGCGCTGCCCAGGGTGAACGGCTGCATGCCGTAGTAGGCCCCGTTCATCATGTGCGCGATGCAGCGGCCCCCGCCAGCGGCACCGCCCCAGTGCCCGTAGAGGACACTCGTGTAGAGGCCCGGGACCTTGGGGTTGTATTGCATCCGGTTGGCGTTCATCGCCGCCAGTCGGTCCTTGATGGTGGTCTGCCAGCTCACTCCGATGAACGAGGCGTTGGCGATGGACAGGACCGCGTTCATCTTGAAGTCGGCGACCACCGAACCTGGCAGCGGGGCCCAGCCAGACCATGCACCAATAGTGATGTACTGCTCTGTGTAGTCAGTGTCAGCGGCATACGCCATCATCCCCGGTACTGGTGCCAACGCTCCGACCAGTGTGGAGTCACGAACAGATTTCGTCGCGAACCGCATCACACCAGAAGTGAGGATAGAAGTGTCCGCTGCCTGTGCCAGCGCTTTGATGTCCTTCGCGACGTCGACGTCCGCACCAGGTTCGGGGTACGGAAGAGCATTGTAGGTAGTTGTCCCCATAGCTGTCCCCGTTCCTACTTCACAAGTCCGATAGCGAGTGCAGTCTTGCTGTCCAACAACAGTGCGACCCTGGCACCAACAGTGGTGGTCACAGATGTCAGGAACATGACGTTGGTGACCTGTCCACCAGGGACGTTCACAGTCAACCTGGTCCCGTCACCAGACACGGATGCGATGGTGCCCGTTCGCCAGATGGCTGCTTTCAGGTTCCGGTCATAGGGGTAGTCGTCCTGAGGTCTGTCACTCACCATGGGATCCTCCGCAGCGTCACAGACGTGGCCAACGATGGTAGGTCCACAGTGACAGCACGCAGACCATAGGACTTCGAACGCAGGTCCACCACGTCCGCTCCAGCCTCCAACCACGGGGAAGGGAGGATAGGCAGACTCTCGAACGAGTCCAGCTCTGCCAGTTTCGAGATGAGCAACCCTTTGGCCAGACTGTCCGCTGTGGCCTGCGTCGTCGTGGAGTCACCCTGCTGCGTGTCCGTGATGACGTATGGCGGGTACCAGGCTGGTGTGGCTGTCCCTGTCACCTGGTCAGCAGTGCACACACCTATCAGGCCGATGGTGTCTCCTCTGTCCACAAGGACTTTGGCCATGCTGGGCCACCGTAACCTGTGGAGTGCGCCTGCTGTCTCGATCAGTTCCACGATGCACGCTGGAGCAGGGTAGGGACCTTCCCGGTAGCGTCCCACCACATCACCATCATCGGTGAACCTCAGTGCCACACCCAGCGAGTCAGCGATGTCGAGGCAGGTGTCCCATCGTCCTGCGCCGAACTCCGCTACGGACTCTTTGGGGATGGTGATGTTCGGTACGCCAGACACATCAGTGGTCCTTGTCAGGACTGTGCATGCCGAGGCTACGAGTGTCCTCAGTGTCCCGGACAGGCTGGTGTCCGTCTCGTATGGACGGGTGTTGAGTACCTCGCCAGGGTCCTTCCCTGTGATGGTCCCCAGTTGCGAGTCACTCGGCTGCACATCCACATCCGTGATGATCGTGGTCGGTAACCTATAGATGACGTTCTGGACCATCTGCACCCCGATAGTCGGACGCATCCACATCCCCGGTTCGAGCCATGTAGGCAGCTTCGCTATGTCCACGGTCATCATCCTGGCTGGAGCCTGTGCAGAGTCATCCTCAAGAGTCCCTCGTACCGTGGAGAGAGTCCCTAGAGGAGTGGTTCCGTCTGCACCTGGTGTGCCTGGCTGTTGACGGTAGATTTCCACATCGAACGACACAGCAGCACTGGTGATCCTCTGTGGACGCATCCCTGTGGGTAGTGCGTTGATGGGTTGTCTCATGGCTTGATGCCCGTGGGTGACAGGTACATGTCCCGGTAGGTCTTACCCACGAAGTTGAGTGCGAGTCCTGATGGTGCAGGGAGCAGCGAACCATACTTGAGTCCTGCTGCGGCAGCGTTGGCTTTCTGGACTGCGTAGGACACTGGTCGGAACGTGCCTACCTCGGAGAGCTGGACCTCCACGAAGTCCACTGTGAGCACACAGGCACCAGCGACACCAACCCTCGTTTCTTGCACGTCCAGTGGTGTGAACGTCATCTCGTCCACGATGACCTGACATGCTTTCGGGATCCTCATGAGGCATGGGTTGCCCGTGGAGATGGCGTACAGCACTGCGTCCCTGTCGGCGTGTGAGACACAGTAGAGGGACAGTGTGCCTGTGGACCCGGAACGTACGTCCCCCGTGGTGATGGCGTATGGCTGTGCCACCACTCCGTACTGGTTGACCCTGGCTGCACGTGTCCTGTCTGTGACGTCGATGATCCGCACAGAGGAGTAACGCAGTGCAGGGAAGACAACATCCCTGATCCATGGGATGCCTTGTGACGGGACAGCAGGTGTCGCAGTGGACTGACCCAACAGTGTCGTAGCAGTGGTGTCATAGACCAGGTAAATGATGGGTGTGTCGAACGGGTAGAGGTAGTCAGGTTGACTGATGGTGCCTGTCCCGTCCGCTGTGAACACCCCAGCTACCCGTTCCACAGTGCCTGCATAGGAACGCATGAAAACGACCTGTTGGCCTGCTGTGAGTCCTGTGACAGTGACGGCGTTGGGACGGGACGCATCCGTGGCAGCAACGACAGTGACAGCGATGGCCATGGTTACCACAACCGTCCACGTTTGCGGGTCGCTGACACGCTGGTTGACACAGCTGCTTGTACGTCTGATCGCAGTGCGTACCTGATGGGTCTGGAGTCGAGGTAGAGGCGGGGTTGGAACACTGTGGACGATGGGATGACCACGCTACTGGTGTTGGTGGAAATGTTCGGCACACCTGACAGTCCACTGCGTACGCCACGAGTGATGTCCTGCGTGATCTTGTCCACCTTGATAATGACATCTGTGTAGATCTTCGCAGTCCTGTCCTTCGCCACGTCGTTCAACTCTGTCTTTGCCTCTTTGGCACCAGTGACCTCTATCGCAGTGGACAGTTCCTCTGGTGTCTTGAGTAGCTGGTCAACGTAGTTCTTCGCTTCTGTGGTGTTGCCACCCAGCTTTGTCGCTGTCTTGTCAAGGTCAGTGCGCTGCTTCTGGTAGTCGGCCAGGATGGCATCTGTTGACTCGCCAGTGGTCTCTGCGTCCTTGAGTCTGGCCTGTGTCAGGTCTTCGATGCTCTTCGCCTGGTCACGGATCAGCTTGTCGTTCTCCCTGCCAGCCTCTTTCGACAGGTCCAGTGTGTGCTTGTTCTCTGACAGTGCGGCAGCGAGGTCATCCACACCCTTCTCATAGGTGGCCTGCGCTTCCCTGCTGTTGGCGAACTGACCGTTAAGGATGCCCAGACTGTCTATGATCTTGTCCACTGTGGTCTGTGCCTCGGACAGTGCGGAGTCATACCTCTGCCACGACCCTGTGCTGATGTCCACGGACCCTGACAGGTTCTCTGTCTCGTCCGCCACGTCACCAATGGCACTCTCCACCAGACGTTGTGCCTCTGCTGTGGCCACATTGGTCTTTATCAGCTCGTTGAACTTGTCTTTCATGCCACTGGCTGCCGCACCATAGCCAGGCAGTGTGATCTGGGTGGCCCGTTCGAACGCTGCATTGACCCGCTGTTGTGCATCCAAATCGCCGAGCAGCGCAGAGGTCATGTCCTTGATGGATATACCCATGTTCTGCGCCGACTGCAACAGGTCCCCATCTTGGAGCATCTTCGCTGCTGCTGCTCTGTTGCCACGGTCGAACGCACCAGCCTGGTAGTCGATGGAGTCGGACAGTGCCTGCACAGCGGAGTCAGCCTCACCAATGTTGTCAGCGAACAACGACAGGAGCCCTACGCCTGCGGCAATGGCCAACCCCCATGGTCCAGCAATGAAGGACGTCACTGCACCTATGCGTTTGCCGAGTCCAGTGGTGGCTTTCCCAGTTGCCTCGTTCTTCTCCCTCATACCAACCAGTGCCTCATCGAGGTCAGCAACAGCAGGCAGGATGGCGGCCATCACCAGAGGGATACCGGACAACCCATTGGAGAGTCCCTGCAACGAACTGGTGGTCTCGTTCACACCTTCCCGCAGCGACTCCACACCCTGAATACCTCCATGGGTGTCAACCTCCACGTCGACAGTCACAGGCTTGTCACTGATGCGTTTGAGTGACCCTTGTAGCGTGGTCAGTTCCCTGGTGGCAGCTCTCGTGTCCAGACCCATCACGATGTTCTCAGCAATGGTGTCCTTCAACGTGTTGATGTCCTGCTGTGCCTTCTCGATGGCCTGCGTCCGGACGTCTATCTCCACGTCAGTGTCGTCCACTTTGCCCAGTGCGGTCTTCGCGTCCTTCGCTGCCTGCTCCAGTGTGTCCAGTGCAGACGCATCCGCAGTGGGTGTCACCTTCATGTCGGACAGGCTCTGGAGTTTCTTCTCCGCATCGTCTGCGTCTGTCTCCATGTCGTCCAGAGCTGTCGACAGTGGTTTCAGGCCATTAGCCACCGTGGAGGTGTCAGCGGATATCTTGAGTACGAGGTCATCGCCACGGGCCATCAGGACACCACCTGTGACAGGACAGCAGCAACCCTCTTGTTGATGCCCTTGAGGTCCTTACGAGCAGTCGGCCAGAACCAATAGCCCCTGTTACCCAGATGAGGTTTGAACTGTTGCGTGGTCCTACGCCTGACGATGTACCCACGACCACGCTTCGACTTGTTCACGTAGGCACGCTTGGGTCTCTTCCGTCCTCCGTACTCAGCTCCGGACACCAGCACACCAGCCAGACCCGACCCTCCAATGCGTACCTGCATACCGGTAGACGTGGAGGAGGCATTGGTGGTCCTACCCACAAGCCTGGCTGCCCCACCGATCATGGAGGAACGCTGTTTCATGTGGACCACCATCGGCTGGACCTCTTGCAGGATCTGCCTCTGCACTGCGTCATCGACACTGTTCGGCCAGGTCCTGATGCGTCCACGGAGGTCATCCATGCCTGTGATGCTGACCTGTGCAGTCATGCCATCATCTCCGCAGGCCACTCGTCCTCAATGGATGGTTCCTTCGGGTGTGGGTTGAGGACGTCCAACAGTGTGGCTATCACTTCGGGACCTTCTGCTTCGAGCTGGGCCGGCGTGGAGTGGAGCCTGATGGCGAGAGTGCAGAGGAGCCGGCCGTACGACCCCTCTGGGTAGGGTTTGCCACTAGCTCCGTGTCCCTGACCCCTCTGGCATCCACACAGTGTGCGTCGAAGTCCTCATAGGACGGGTACTTCCCGTTGAGGACACCAGTACGCTTCCCTGCCAGGTAGGCCACCTGTGCGACCACAGTGAACGACAGTGGCGTGCGGAACAGCGACTTGTCCTGGTCTGCTTCCCAAGCCCTGATGTCCCTGCCATCGGACTCTATGAGGATCTTCTCCCCATCATCCATCTCTATCTCATAAGCCTGGTACATCGTCCCTCCCTTGTGGATGGCATGGATGGCAGGAGACTCCGGGAGGGAGCAGTACGCCCACCATCCATGCCGGTCTCACTTGTCCTTCGTGGATGCAGCGAGAGCATGTGCACCAGCGGCCCACGCAGTCCCACTCCAGTTGAAGTCGAAGCCATTCACTGTGATCTTCTGACCTGTGGTCCACGGGGTCTGCGGTTCAGCGACGTAACCCAGACCAGTCAGCAGCGCTGCATTGGGTGCATCGGACGCAGTGATGGTCCCTTCGTTGGGGAACGTGTCACCAGGCTTCGCTGCACCTTTGACACCAATCGGTGCACCTGTCTCGTCCACCATGGAGTACTTCCCTTTGAGAGGCAGGTTCGCGGTGAACGTGGCGAACGTCGATGATGCAGCATTACCCACATTGTCCGGAGGAGCCAGAGTCACCAGTCCTGTGAAGCCACGTCCCACAGGTGCACCAGTCTTGTCAGTCTTCGGGTAGTAGAGGAACGTGGCCTCTTCGCCATCATGCTCCAGCAGGAACATCTGGAAGGACTCCGCAGACTCCACGTCCTGCACACCAATGACTGTGAAGTTCCATGCCCGTTCGCCAGCCTCGGAGAAACTCCCCTCAGGACACAGAGTGTTCAGTGACACTGCATCGCCACCAGTGGAGGTCAGACCAGCCTGTGTGACAGAGCACTGGAAGGTGTGCGTGACGTTGTTCTTGTCTTCGATCTCTAGTTTGACCCACCGAACGAACAGTGGTTTCACACCAGTAGGAGCAGTCATTGTCCATGTCCCCGTTTCAACAGATAGCAGGTCCACAGGAGAGGCTGACGACGTAGGCCGGATAGGTCAGCTCTGCCACTACTGCGGTTGCTGGCTCTATACGGTCCACAGCCAGGTCCGGGCCTGCGAGCATGTGCGCCACTTCTGACGTGGTGTCGTCTAGTTCCATCTGTGCGTCCTCAGTGCCATCCCTACGGCCAATGACGATGACTGCCATGGTGACTGTCTTGAGTTGCACGTTGACATCGATGGTTGGCCTGTCCACCACCACGCAGGGGACCTCACCAACGTCGTCAGGTTTGTACGAGTGGACAGGCAGTGTGCATCCGTCCAGTTGGGACGCAACGAAGTGGCGTAGTTGACTGATCATGCGATGCCCCAGACCTTACCTGCGCCCACATGCTGCTCAATCAACCTGTCGATGTCCGGGTCCCTGGCCACCACTCTGACTGCACCCATGTCCTCCCAACCAGCGACACCTTCTGGGGACAACCGTCGTTTGTAGAGCCTGGCTGCCAACAGCAACACTGCCTGCACCACTTCTGACCTACGCACAGTGTCAGGGCGGACCCGGTCGTAAACCCAGTCGCCAGCAGCTTCGAGGCACTGTGCGAGTACCTTGTCCCCCTCAGTGGACTTCGCTCCGATCATCGCTCTGAGTGCGTCCAGATCCGCCTTGACAGCCATGGCTATGGCGCAATCAGGACTGCACCATTGGCGGCGGGCCGGTAGTAACCGACATATCCGGAATAACTGACTTGGATGCCCAAAACGGATGGCTCCACAACGGACAGTTGTCCATTGACCTGCTCGTATATCTCCAGCGCAAGTCCATTGAGTACCCACATCGACTCGTCCGTGATCGCAGGTGTCACCACGAGTCGCAGACCCACCGGGTTACCTTCGAACGTGTTGGCACCAGACATCGAACCAATCGCGTTGTTAGGGGCCAGCAGTGGGAACGTCGGGACACCTGTGGTCGATGACAGGCCACCCATCCTGGCCCAACCATTGGGTCCAGCAGCGAGGATGGTAGGCAGCTGGTTGGTCTGTGCGAACACCAGTGCAGCGGCATCGTAGACAGCGGCCAGGACTTCAGCACTGGTGGCAGTGGACGCTAGTGGGACCTTCGACGTTGACTTAGCCAGCTCCGCGATAGCCATGCGTTCCGTGGCATACGAGTAGCGTCCAGCCAACTGGTTTACCACAGTGTCCATTGAGGCAATGCCCCAATCTAGGACTTGTCGGGCCACATTGACATACCCGCCCAAAGTGGACAGATCCACGTTCTCACTGGACAGAGTGAAAGCCTTTGATACCAGCTCGTCCTTCTCATTGGCCTGCACACCCATACCAGTGGCAACGTCAGGGTCGTTCAACCGAGGCCTACGGAACGATGGTCCAGCAGGGACAGGAGTCGTCCCCAGTGCACTCACCAATGGTCGAGAAGTGTTGATGAGACTGATGACTGTCCCGACAATAGGGTCCGGGAACACTCCAGTGAAGTTGCCTGTGGTCACATGAGCTGCGGCCCGGTGGTACCTGCGGAGCCTGTCCTCAGCTTTGGTCCTGCTCTCACCTTCGCCAATCAGCGTGGAGATATAGTCAGTCAGGTACTGGCCCGCAGTGCGGTACTCCACAGGGGATGCCGCAGAACCAATGGCCGCACCAGCGAGCTTCGCCAGTTTGTTCTGGGACTCCTCGTCCAGCGTGGACTCACGAGTGAGGACGACGAGCTGTTTGTCGATCTCCTCAACGCGGTCCTTCGTGCGAGTGATGATCTCCAGCTCATTGGTGGACAGGTCCCTGTTCTCTGATGCTGCGGTGTTGGCCAGATCCTCTGCGAACTTGAGTTTGGCTTCCCTGTCTTCTCGCAGCTTGACCAGCATGATATCGCCCATGATGGTTGTGCCTACCTTCCATTGTCTTGCGCCTGTCTTGCTGCGCAGAGAGTTGGAAGGTGTCCGGGGATGGTGGTCCAGATAGGACGTAGGTCCCCTAGCGCTGTTTTGCCTACTGCGCTTGTGTCTTACTGGTTAATGGGCAATCGTAGCAACTCCGGTAGTACCTCTCCGTAGAAAGCGAAAATGCTAGCGACGTAACTTGATGCCAGTGCACTGTCTGGCAGGTCTGCTGTGGAGTTGAGGTACGCCGCTGTCCGTGGTGGTGTCGAAGCCAGCGCTTGCGTGTTGCCACCCATGGAGTTGATGGGTCCGTTAGGGAGTGTCCCTGTGGACACCACGAGCTGTGCCAGTGCGTACCTGTCACCTTTCGTCACAGCAGTGGTGGTGATGACTGGTCGGACGAACCTGGTCGCTGCGGTGTTGAACAACGTGGTGTCATTGTCAGTAGCGGCTACCAGTGTGATGTCATCGTTCAGGTCCACTGAGTAGAGTCCGAGTCTCGCCAGAGTGGTCCCTGTTGCTGCTGTTGCTGCTGTGTACGCAGCGAGGTTGGCGACCAGCAGGTCCTTCGTAGCAGTGAAGAAACTGAGGAACGTCCTACCGGACACGAGTGGGGTTGCGGAGTTGACCCTGTTCCTGCCCCAGATCGACATACCCTCGTACAGCTCATGTTCGTTGACAGTGCCGTCTACGCCTGGCTGTCCATCCACGCCATCCACGCCATTGGCACCAGGGTCACCTTTGGGACCTTTGGATGGCATACCCACGAGCAGAGTGGACTCCTCCGCAACAGGCACCAGCACTGTCTCTTCAATGAGGACACGCAACCTGTCATCGTTACTGGTCATCGCGTGTCACCATCCAACACTGTCATGGTCCCTTCAAGGACTCGTTGCCAGTCCCACTCTGCTGTGCGTAGGTAGCAGTCCCACGAGTGGGCACCGACATAGGGCTCATACGATGCGGATGTCTGGGCATCAATGGTGAGTGTCGCAGTGAGACTGTCAACGGAAATGGTCGCATCGATCTCGATGGTGTCCGGTGGCGTGTCTGTGTCCACATGGAACGCTGCCTCTGCTTCCACGATAGGGACTGGTTTGGATGGCACCACACGAGCAGTCGCAGTGACTTTCAAGGATGGGTCCGTGTAGAGACCCTCATTGAACATAATGGTGGTCTGTCCATTAGTGGTGGTCACGGAGTAGACCTTCATCGGGTAACCATCCACGAACACTCTCTGACCCGCTGTGACAGCCTGTGCCTCAATAGGAGTGTCCGGCTGGAGACACTGCACGTCCCTGGTCCACAGTGCTCCGGTGGGTACCACAATGTCGAACCTGCCAGCCCTCACCGGACCCACATCCCACGGAGCTTCGCCAGGTCTCCCAACACTGCGTCAAGATGAGGAGTCTCCGTGTCCATGATGGAACGCTCCCGTAGTGCCAGCACTTCAGCGCTCTTGTACGCAGGGTCGTTGGTGATCCCCACTCTGCGGACGTGGACACGCTTACGGAGGATGACGTTGTTGCGATCTGTCTCCTCCAGACCCTTTGGTTCGAACTCCAACGACAGACCATCGTACGTGTTGGTCATCATCTCCCTGGCCTTCGACGCATCAGCCTCGTACAACTTGAACGTGGCATAGGCACCATCGTCCAACTCCTGCAACTGACGTCCATAGCCAATGGTGTTCGTGAAACCATCGTCATGTTGGAACGACAGAGCCACTCGTGACCATGCTCCTGGTGGTGTCTGTCGTGCGAGTGCTCCCTTGAGGAACATCTCCTGTTTGACTCTGTTGTTGTCGTACTGGTCCACGAAGGACACAGGCTCATTGAACGGCACCACTCGTCCATACACTGTGCGTCCGTCGCCATCGTCAGTGAAGTCACGCAACTCGAAACCTGTGTCGAACCTCCGCAGGTACACAGACATGATCAGACCCCTTCGTTCCTGATGGATGCCACTAGGTCTGTACCTTCCTGCGGGACAGGTGGCAGGTGTTCCATGATGCGTGCCTCTTCGACAGTGATGACACCAGAGCGGATAAGCGTCTCGTAGATGCCTGCCCGTTCCGCAATGGACGGTTCAATGAGCTGTTCTGATGCGAAACGCAGGTAGGAGCCACGGGCCAGTGCCCAGCCGGACAAGGCACATGCGATGTTGTACGCCAATGGCCTCAAAGTGGCCCGCCAGAAGAAGTCGAAAGTGTCCTCTACCGTGGAGTAGGTAAGGCCATCGTTGACAGGCAGACCCACCAACCACAGTGGTACGCCAAAGGTGGACGCTATCCGCTGCTCATCGAACGCACGCAGGTCGAGTAGTCCCACTTCTGCGGGGTTGAGGTTCAGCGGTGTGTAGGTCAACCCTCCAGACAGGACAGCAGGCAGAGCACCACGGGACATGGTGGCCTCAGCCCATGACTGTTTGACCTCACCAGCCTGCACCTTCGAGAGCTTCGCATCTGACTGGAGCACCGCAGTAGGGATGCCATTGGACACAGCCAGTTCAGTCCCATACTTCTCCATGGCATTGGCTGCCACGAGGTTGCGCCAACACGCTTCCAGTGGTCCTACTCCATGGACGTTGCCCGGCCACACCTGGTACCGGATGTGCAGGATCTCCGTACGGGCTATGTCCATGCCACCAATGGAGTACACAGGCAGACCACCAGCACTGGCCTCCACGTCCACATAGTCAGGGTTGAGCACCACCCAACGGGCCACCATCCCATCCGCATACCTCGCCGTGGGGATGACGAAAGCCTCTCCCCTGTGGAGCATCGAGTTGACCAGTGACTGCATCGCATCAACGATCGACGTGTATATGACAGGTTCGGGGTTGTCTACCCACGCTGGTGGTTCCTGTGGAGCGTTGTCCTTCATGACACGCAGACCCATGGTCGCCAGGCTTCGGGAGATCAGGTCAGTGCATGCGAACACTGTGGAGACTCGTCCCTCTAGCAGTGCACCCCCGAGGAACCTGCCAGGGTAGTCACCTGCATAGCCAGTGCTCCTGGCGAAGAACGGTGGTTCCCATGACCCTGGCCAACCTGGCCACCTGGTGGCATGTGGGAATCCGAGGTCACCTTCTGCGGGACCCCAGACGTGGGAACCTTCGGGGAAGTCACCTTCCCTGCCAACCTCCACAATGGGAGCGAGGCCCCTTGATGACCCGACGAAGGTCCGTGGTCCGCCACCCCATCCGTACCCTCCACCTGGTCCGACTTTCGTGGTCTGTGTGGACTGGAACACCATGGACAGTGGTTGTGGGTCTGGTGGCACTGTGGAGCCTGACGTCTTTCGTGTGAACAGCTTCATACCCACCCCCGTGGATTGGTTCAGTAGACAGCGACACCACTACCACTGTCGTTGTGCTCCAGAGCGTCCAGAGCGCAGGTGGCAGCGATCAGCGCAGTGGGAGGAGTGGTGGACTTCCGCGAGAACACCCAACCATTGCTGGTGGTCACAGCAGTGGCACCAGTGAAGTCGGAGATGAGCATGGGAGCCCGCCCTATCCGGACAGAGCCATCAGCAACCCTCTGTGCGAGGTTGGCGCATGCGGCGGGGTAGTCGGAATACCTCAGTGGACGGAGCCTGGTGTCATGCTCCCTCTCGCAGCGTTCCGCCAGGTCTGTCACTCCACCACGGGCATCAAAGGTCAACTGGTCTATGTCATAGCGCTGGTGCAACTCACCGATACGTTCCGGTAGCCACCCTGCTCCAGCCCTGGCATCGACCAACACCAACTCCGCGGGGCCATCGTCAGAGTGGAACGCTGCCGCTATGCAGGCACCACTGCGGTCCCACGCTGCGTCCATGCCCCAACCGACAGGCCTACCGTCCACAGGAGCTGGAGAGGGGTCCACTGTGAGTGCAGCGATGTCTTCCTCTGTGAAGACTGTCTCGACTGCGGTCTCCGACCAGATACCCAACCGTTCTCGTAGGAACGCCCTTCGGGGCATCGACTCCAGTTCCCTACCCACTGCCTCTGCTGTCAGCCTGCGTCCATATGCGGGGTTGGCTTTGGCGTGGATGGCAGGGTCCCGGTAGTCGTCTGTCTCGTCCGCATGCCATTCCCAGTACGCGAACTTGCTGGTGTGCCCGGAGTGACCCCTCCTGCGTAGTCCCAACAGGACTTCCGACTCCCATGTGCCAGCCGAGGAGAGGTACCAGACCTGTGGGTTGGGTCGGGCAGCGACAGATGGCAGGAGTGTCGCCATGACCTCTGCACTGAGTGCGAACGACTCATCGAGGAGCAGGCAGTCAGGCGAGAAGCCACGTCCCGATGTACGAGTCCTGGCGATCATCTTGAAACGTGCACCATTGGTGAACTCGATGACCTCACCACCAGCCATGGTGCGTACCCGTCTGATGTGCGGGGCTATCAGGTCTGACTCACAGATGTCACGCATCAACCGCCATGTCTCCTGCGCAGTCCGGTACTCATGAGCGGAGTAGAGAATGAGCTTCTCCCCGTAGAGGAGCGCACCAGCCAACGCTCTGATGGGTACGAGGTAGCTCTTACCATTCTGGCGAGGGACGATGGCAGTCACTTCGAACGCTGACCACTTGGAGCCAGTAGTCCTGGCCGACTCTGTGACCACCTCCTCCTGCCATGGGTCCATGGGTAGACCCACGTGGCGGGCGAGCTGCACCGCGTCCGTGTCGAAGCGTCCCTTAGGCAGGATCCGAGTGGTGGCACGTTGGCTACCCAGCAGGTCACAGGTGGCCATAGCGTCTCGCTCGTCTGGTCAACAACTCGTCCACAGGATTCGAGGGCCTCAGAGGCTCACCAGAGGCAGAACGGGCCTCATCCCTGACTCTCCTGTAGGCCTGCGCTTCCAATGTCTCCAGCGCGCTCACAGAGGCCAGGAAAGCCCTCACCAGTGGGAGCCTGTCCCTGGCAGTGGTGCAGGAGTCGATCTGTGAGGCCAGTTGTGCGCAGAGCAGCTCCAGCGCTGTCCTGTTGCCATCCTTCAACGCATCAGAGATGGTCGAACGCTTCGCTACCATCCGTCTGCACACCAACGGTCAGACAGAGGCGAGTCACCACGTCTGGAGTTGCATGACAAGTGAGCAGGCCTGGCATTGGAGATGTCCCACCACAGAGAAGGGTCCACAGACGTAGGGATGAGATGGTCCACAGTGCCTGCACCCGGACGACCACACAGGTGACACACACGACCGTACTCAGAGAAGACAGCATCAGCGAAAGCCGCGATGTTGCGACCATTCACCGGCCTACCAGAAGGTCTTACCGTCCTCGCCATACATCAATGGTATTCCGAGGACTAGTCACAAACGGAGGATGACCTACCCCCGTCCAGATAGGCCATCCTCACCACCACACAGCGAGCAGGAACGCTCAACCAACACTAACCAACAGCGGACCATCCTCCATGGACTGTACCAGCACACAAACATTGACTCCGATCGACAGTGATACAGAGGAATGGGGTCGGGAAAAATGTCTCAGGTACACAGCGGTTGCCAGTGGTTCCCTCCCCAAAGAACGAGTCATGTCCCATAGTTGTCTGTCCATTCTTTGAGGATGCGTCGCAGTGACTGTGGCACCCGGTAGTACGCACCAATCAGACTCTCTTTGTTGCACATCTCTTCGTCTGGCATGGACTCGTAGACTGGCTTCCCACTACGGACCCTCAAGACCTGGTGCTGTGTGCCCATGGTGTCTATCGCAGTGATGTTGCGTACCTCGACACTCCTGCTGTTGCGTGTGATGTCACCAGGTTTGTACGTCGCTGTGTACGCTTTCACATCCGCTAGTGAACCAGCGTCGAGTGCATAAGCCTCAGCGAGGTAGGCCACTGCCATGATGGTCCACACTGGTCTGCCTGTCGCTTCGATGTGGACATGTGCCAGGTGTTGGGTGTTCTCGATGGACCATGACTGGAGTTGTAGCTGTGTGCCGATGACGATGAGTCTGGCTGGTCTGTCCCATCCTCGTGAGTGGGCCTCTGCTTCGATGCGCAGGAGTAGACGTTGCAGTGCGTCAGACATTCATACGTCCGTGATGATGGTATGGAACTCGAACACCGTCCGTCCATCATGGCCATGCACTCGTATCGCAGACTCCATGCTGTCCCATACCACTGTGGACTTGTGGTCTCCTCTCCATCTGATGACTGTGGTGCCATCATCGAACTCCACGCCATCGGCGACTATGCCTGTGCCGCTGAAACCTGTGACATCCTCTGACCTGACCATCGAGAAGGTACGCATGCTGGTCCTTATGAGTAGTCGTCCTGTCGTTTGTGGATACGGACTGTCTCTCTCTGTGTGGCATGCATGGTCTGTTGGATACGCATCAGCTTCCCGATCATGATGGTGTTCCACGCAGTGATGCCAGTGAGCATGACCAGTAGCAGGTCTGTCATGTCCCGTCCTTTGGTTTGGGTGTACGACATTGGCAGTCACACCAGGTTGTGTGTGCGTTGCAGTGGTCACCTTCTGCGCATGACCTACAGACGAATGTCATGGGTTGCTCCTAGTTCGACTCTGCTGCGGCCATCCTGGCGAAGTACTGTGCTGCTTCTGGTGGGTCGATGTAGATGTGCTTACCCATGAGCACCAGCTCTGTCGGGTCATCCATGGCTGATGGGTCTGTGCCGTACCTGGCATACCTGGCCATCGGTGGACCATCAGGGTCATGTATCTCGAAGTACCACAGGTCGTTGTCTGCTTCTGCCGTGAAGCTGATGTGTGCCATGGACCTGATGATTCGGTCTAGTTGTTCTGCTCCCTCTGTGTGGCACCACCATCGTTCGAAGTAGTTGGCCTGTGCGACGTAGACACGGAAGCGGCAGTGTTTGAGCTGGTCGAAGTTGCGCATCATGATGGTGGTTCCTGCCGTTGCTGTGCGAGTATGGCTGCTGCTTCGTCGTTGAGTGGTTGTACCTCTATGGACTCCACGACCCTGCGGTTGTGCCTGATGTTCACTTTCGCTGCGAAGCATGCCGCACTAGGTGACACAGCGTTGACGTTGGTGTCATAGGTGTAGGTGACTGCCCACAGTGGTTCTTGTTCTTCATTGTTGGGCATGGCCAGTTTCCTTCCCCGCTGCGTCCATCATGATCTGTCGGATGGTGTAGCCATGCGCTTTGTAACGGTGTTGGGTCATCGAGTGCGGGAAACCTGACTTGTTGTGGTAGTTGCAGTCAGGACACTGTTCGGGTTGCGCGGGGTGCGGGATCCCATGGATAGACATGAGATGATTGACCATTGACGAACCCAGTAGTGAGTAGTTACACAGTGGACACTCCACATAGTCGCTGGCTTTCTTGTTCCTGCCTGGTCGACGTTCCTTGACTGGTGCGTCTTTGCGTGGTGGTTCAGTGACTAGTGCCTTGATGTCACGGAGCATCAACTCCAGTTGGTGCAGTGGTTCTGCGTGTGAGTCGCACACATCGAGCTGGCGTGGTTTGCTACGTAGCCAAGTTGCTTCGTCTATGGCTATGGTGAATGTGCTGGTGGCTGGTTCGTCGTCAGAGATGTGCTGGTCTATACATACGTCGCAGTACGTATTGGTGACAATTGTTGTCTGTCGCAACTCTCACGTCCCTAGGGTGTCCATGATGGATGCTATGCGGAACTGTCCTTTGTCCTCGGTGGTGAGCCTTCCTACGCCGGGCATCTTGTAGTCCGCTGCGTACTTGTAGCTCTTCGTGAGGATGTCCCCGTACCTGCTGAGAGTGCGTCTGCGGATGGTGGTGCACCGTTCACACTTCAGCTCCTGTAGGAATCCCTGCTTACGTGGTAGTGCTTCTGCCCAGAACGGTTTCCATGAGTGTCCATAGTCCCTACAGTGGATGGTCTGTGGGTTTGCGTTCTGGATGGCCGCTGCTAGTTGCCTGTCTCGTTCTGTCACTGTCTGCTAGCGCTCCATCCCACGGGGTACTGTCCATACACCTTGTCCATTGATCCCCATCCTGACTTCTGGCCGGACCTGCCGAGGAAGTAGCTCCAGAAGTTCCCACAGTCAATTGGACAGGATGGGTCTGCTGGTGCTCCTAGGCCTGACACGTAGATACCTGACTCGTCGTGGGCCCATGTGGCTGTGAGAGTGCCTGGCACGATGGTCCCTGCGAGGTTCTCTTGTTTGATACCGGTAGCGCTCCACAGTGCACCTATGTCTGCGACCGTGGGCCACCAGGTGTGCCAGACCTGTCCGTTGCTGGCGACGTAGAGCATGTCCAGCCTGTCACTGTCGTACGGGCATTTGAGTAGCACAGCTCCATCCCCTCCACTCGTCTGTGGGTTGGCTGGTTCTCCCCTGAGGACAGACAGGAGGAGGTTCTTGTTGTCATAGCTGCCTGACTTGTCCCTGTCCTCTGACCCGTGGATGTGCCAGTTGTGTGAGTCGTCCGATGTGACATCACAGTCATAGCGACAGTCATAACCCTCTACGTACCCGTCTGTGTCGTCCTGGCCGTAGAACTCTCGCCAGCCATCAAGCCTGTGGTCGTTGGGGTCCTTCGCCGACTTGAGGATCCTGTCTGTGTAGATGGATATCCGGGAGTAGTCGCCTCTCTGCGCTTCTGGGAACGTCCAGTCGAACGCTGCGGCTACTGTGGACAGACCCCCATCGTCGGGTGGTGAGTCCTCCACGGAGTAGTCATAGGGACTGTTCTGGCTGCGACTGTTGTGGTAACCAGGCTTGTTCGCATAGACCCCTCCAATCTGTGAGGTTGGCTCCAGCTTCAGCAGCTCGTCTATCAGGTAGTAGTAAGCGTCTGTGATGTAGCTGGAGCCATAGGGGGTTGGTGTGTTAGGTGTGCATCCTCTGTGTCTACGGATGGGTTTGGTCGTCAAACGTTTGCGTCGGTAGTCCTTCCACAGCCACCACAGAACGGGGATGAGGATGGCCAACAGCAGCAGTTTGACGACCACTGTCACAATGAGTGCGACAGTCCCCATGTCCATGTCGGACAGGTCCATTAGTGGCTCCGGTGTGTCCGACCACAGAAGTACAGCACTGCGATACCTACTGCCACGATGAGCAGGCCTGTGCTGAGGAAGCCTGCGATGGCCCAGCTGTCCGTTCCTGTGGTGGGTAGCACTGATGGCGACACTGACACGCTGG